TGTCAGTTGTATTTTGTTTTTATCTTTTTGTTCTTTTGTCATAAATTTTATTTTAAAATAATGTTTGTATCCCTTTTTTTCTATTGTTATTTGCTTTTCTATTAGCAACATGATGTTCCATATCATATAGTAAATGGCATCTTTGGCACATTGCTTTTAGCCTATCTAATGATATATCGTGATTATGCTTATCGTGGTCAAGGTGTGCAATTGTAAGTACTATTGTAGTGCCTTTTTTTGCTGTCATATCCTTTTTGATGTGGTGCTTTAACTCATCATCAAAATAATCATACCCTTGCAATTCTAAGGCGTTTTCTATCTCAGTCCATGCTATAAACTTACCGTCTTTTTGCCTGTATCCGTACAAATGATTTTGCACCCCACAAACTTCACAGCAATTATTTGCACGTTGTAATATTGCTGGTCTAATTTCAGTCTTCCAGTTTTTCGGATAATCTTTATAGTTTATTGTCATAATTGTTTGGTTTAAAATGGAATATCTTGGAATTTTACTATTTGTTTTATACCTGCTTGTGGGTTGTCGGGTATCTGTTTCATAAATGGGTCAGGCTCACCTATTGCATCATATTTACGCCTACCTATATCAAATGTGAATTTGCACTCTCCTATCTTTCCCAACCAGCTAAAGCGTATTTTCTGAATAAATATACTTACTGTATCGTCTATATCCCTATATACGGTTATCCCGTTATCTGTTTGGTTGTAAAAGTGTGCGCTACCCGATATACTGTAAAGATTGGGAATATCAAACCTACCGTTAACCTTTGGCATCTTTGTGGGGTGGGCAATTAAAAATACATGCACGCGATATTTTAAAGCAAAATTTTTTATCTTAGTCAGACATTCGTTGATATATTCACCCTCATTTTGCCCTCTCTGCTTTTTACTCTCAATCCTATTCCAAGGGTCAATAAGTACGCCATTTATGCCACGCCTCAATACTAATTCGGCAAACTTTTCGAGTAGTCCGTCAATGGTTATATCTGCCGTTTCTATGTCTATAAATGTAAAGTATTCCGATACAAAGTTAAAGGAATTGTCAAATTCTGTTTTAGTCATTCGCTCGTTTTCATCATACCTGTAGTTAAATGATTTGCCTACATATTTTTCCATAACCTTGGTAACGTGTAGTGATACTGGTTGATTTTCAAAACTACAGATACCCCACCGCCAGCCATGATTGCGAGATAACTCGGATAGCATGTAATCGGTAAATTCGCTCTTGCCTGCGCTCGGTATGCCTGTAATTATAGTCAGATTTCCCAACATGATTTTAAACATATCGTCTAAACTAGGTATTCCTATTTTGTAGCCGTCAGGATATCCATGTACATAGTAGCTCAGTACGTCATCATGTATGTTGTTTACATTTACTATACCCTTTATAGGGAACTCAGTACGACCTGTAATACACTTTAACACCTCTGCGCTGCCATGCTTTACTAGTACTTCGTTAGCGTCTTTACAACCTTGTACATGCTTCGCAATCTTGCACCTGTGCATACCTAAACGTCTACCCAATTCATCACGCAATCTCATCCCTGCTTCGTCATTATCCGTAAATATTATAATCTCTGTTAGGTGTGAAAAATGTTCGTAGCAATTATCCAAATATTCCAACTTCATAGCACCTTGCACGTTTGCGCCATTTGGTACAGATACCACCCCCATTTTGCTAGTATGTTGTGGGTATAGTTGGAAACTCTGCGCCACACTCATAGCATCAATTTCGCCCTCTACGATTATACCAATTTCAGCATTTTTCAAGCTATTAATGTTGTAGAAAATCAACTCCGCATCTTTGGCGAGTTTGAAATCTTTGTCTTTCGCTCTGTACTTTATGTTAATCAATTCATCATTGCGATAATAGTTAAAGCAAATACATTCAACCTCTGCCTTTGCTTTAAACATCCACTCGGTTGTAGTTGATACCTTAAAAAGTTGGCAAATTTCAGGCGATATTTTCCGAGAGGATAGATAGGTAAGGGCGGTAGTAGATAAGCCAAATTTAGGCGGTTGTGGGCGTTTATACTCACGTTTTGATTGTGGTGTGTCGTATTCTATCGCAATGTTATACCGTTTAGCCAAAATTTCAAGTGCTTCAGGATATGTTTTGTTTTCGTGCTTCATAACAAACGCTACACTGTCACCGCTTGTACCACATCCGAAACATTTAAATATCTGTTTAGCGGTATGTACTTTGAATGATGGTGTTTTTTCATCATGAAACGGACAACACGCCTCATAATCTGCACCACTCTTTTTTAGCTTTACATAGTCGCCTACTACCTCAGCTATACTTGCACGTTGTTTTATTTGGTCTTCGCTATATTTTGAAATCATTGTTGTTTGTTGTTTGCCCAATTACGGATAGTGAGATATGTAGATAAATATTTTTTGTGTAGTAGTGCGTTATTTTCCATTGCCTGTACCACTCTAAATATTTCATCTTTTGTAAATTCATTTAGTAGGTTGTCGTATTGCTCAGGTTTAAGCGGTTTACTCATTGTCATCACTCGGATAGCGTTACCTTGCGTATATGCCCAATCAAAAAACTTTTTATAGTTATCTGATGCGTTAGCATCGCAAATAATATCTTTTTCTTTCTCTTTTACTTTTATATTTTCATTTCTATTTGTCGTGTTTTGCTTAGCAATTGCTACACTTTGCTTAGCTTTTGCTGCTCCACCTTTGCTACCAGCGGCTTTGCGGGCTTCTGTAATTTCTTTTCTTTTGCCAATATTCCTAAAAACACGCTCACAAAATACCTTATCATTTTCACGTTTAAACAACTCAAAAACGTTTACACAATCTTCAATAAATGCTGCTATTTGCTTAGCATCTACTTTCATTTGGTTAGCAATTGCTAGGTTAGTATAGGAATTAAATACTATAACATTGCCTTCTGAAATGTGTAATTTCTCAACAATATGCCAATATAAGCCGTATCCAACAGCACCCCATTCAGATACCATTGCAAACATTTTATCATCAGCTATAGGGTGATAGTCGTGGCTAAAATATTCTTTAATCATGGATTTCATCTTTTGAAAGGTCAATGTAATTAAATGACAAACTAACCATACCATTTATGTTGTTTGTGGTCATATCAAATTTGACATCATAGTGTTTGCCAGTCAACATTCCAGCAACAAAACCGCTAGGGATATGTAAATGAAATTTATCACGTTTTTTACAAAACGTACATAGAAATGAGCCGTAAATATTCGGCTTAATGTCAATCAATAAAGCTTTGCGAACTGTCATAAATTAAAAATCCCATTACGAGCCTCAGACCCGCCAGTCGTCAGCCCATAATGGGATAAAATGTTGTATGATTGCATGGCGGTGCAATTTAATTCAATACAAAATTACCGATAATCAGCGAAATAAACAAAAAAACTATCTCCCAAATACTAGCATTGCTGCATCCCTACCATGACTATTTGTCCTACCTTCCCAACCTGTTACAGCCTTAAATTTATCAGCATCAAATTTAGTAATTGCCTTTTTAGGTCTTACCATTTGAAACGGAAATTTAAAGTCTGTTAAAAAGTCTTCCCAAATCTTTGCATCACGTTTAACGCTACCTGCACCCTGTAGCTTTGCCTTATCGGTGTTGAATTTTACCTGTCTTGCATCCTCAACTATAACCATACATTCATTACTGTAACCGTCTTTATGTATAACCATTAATGCTAACATTGCTTGATGTATCATAACTGTAGACACTACTGTAAGTTGCTTTAGTTGTTTGTCGTAAACTGCATAACCAGTGTTAACACCAGTATCAATGCCTATGTAGTATCTGTACATCAGAACGGGAGTGAGTTTATAGAATCTTGTGAATGTAATGGGTTTGTAACTGGTGCGCTTTGTTGTACTTGTTGCTGTGGTGCGCTCTGTTGGTTGAATTTAAACTCTTTGCCATTACCGATATACACCTTTGCTACTTTATCGGTGCGCTCCTCTTTTGTCTGATTTTGGTACACCGTATGAGTGTTGTTATACTTGTCAGGTGTGCGCAATTCGTCTACTACTAGGCTGTAGTATTTTTGTCCGTTTTTGCCTTCTACAATCTTTGACTTGTCAATCTTTGTGAGGTCAATGCTTACTACTATCATATTGTTTGTTTTGTGCCGAAGCGGTTAAAATAAATTAGTCTGTATTGTTGGTTTATAACTTGCATCATATCGGGTATTATCGCCTTTAGGGTATGGCAAAATAGGGTATGTATTTTTAAGTATCATTTCCTTTATTTGATTTTTATTGCCCAAAAATTTTACATACCTATATTTACCGCCATTTTCCTTGTTTATTTCAATATGTTTAGGAAGTTTATCTACTTCACGGCTGCCATAATTTTGTACAACTGTTCTTGGGTGCAAAATCTTGTTGTTTATTGTGTCAAAATATGTTTTTTCTATTGATGTAATACCGCAATAATGCCAATTTGTTGCCTGATAAATATATCCGTGATGACCTGAATTGCTATCTGCATAACTTATAATGCAAATTGGGGTTGGTAAAAAATTAATACTTTTTGAAACAAAAAAAGAAAGTACATTTTTTTCCATGCCTTCATTTACTACTAATCTACTTAATTCTATTGTATGAACTTTTATAGTATCACCAAAAATACCATACCCCATATTCAACATTCGTGCGGGTGGCGAAAATGTACAACACCCACAAAGTAAATTTTGTTCATTAAACAATCCAAAAGCATATATAATTAAAGGGATTTTATGTGCATAATGTTTATTCAATAACCAATCTTTACATTCCCATTTATCAATTGACTTTACAGTATATTTATCCTTAATACTCATGGTGTGTTATTAAAGCCGTTAGGCGGTTATAAAATTGGTGTTAAAAAATCAATTCCTATTGGTAGTAACATATCATTCTTTTCCATTTTTACAGTGCATACATCGCAAGGATTACCGAATGACTGATTAATAATAATGCAAGTATCATTTTTGTTGGCTACTTTTTTACCTGCTATATATTTATCTTCCTTTAGCCTGTATCTGTTATTCTCCATCGTCTGTTATTGTTAGTTGTGAGTGGTGGTAACGTGGTATGCTTGTATCTATTATTTTTGGTATTGTAAGTATATCTCGGTCAAGATGTACGCTTATAATTGTTTCACCCTCATTTACACCAATATAAGGTGTTAAGTTGTTATCCTTTAGGAATTTACACAACTGCTCGTTACTGTCAAATATTATATAGCACCTTTGACTGAGTGCTTTGCGAATGTCTATCATAATTTTAGTTTTGATTGTTTAGATTTATCCCCGAAAATCTTACGTATCACATCGGCATGTTTATTAGCTACTGCTGGTTTATTTTCAGCTAGACACTTAATGTACATTTCGAGGCGGTAACGTAAGATTTCGGGAGTGGTCATTTTGGTAAAGTTATACAAACATTTCAGCTTGCGCTTTTGATGCAATTACATTATTAAGGTTCTTTACTGAAATATCAAAATATGATTGCTTTAACTCAATACCTACATACTTTCTATCCATTTTTAACGCCTGTACGCCTTCGCTACCAATACCACTAAAGGGGCTTAATACTGTATCATTTTTATTAGTGTACATAAGATATAACCACTCAATAGGCTTTAGTTGCGTTGGTGTTAAGTGTCTTTCATCTTTGTGGTCTTTTGCGCTCCTAAACTCTAGTGTATCACCTTCCTCAATGTCTATCCATACTGGTTCAGCTATTTTGCACCACAAATCAAATGGTATATCATTTCTTACTGGCACTTCGTTAATACCTGGCTTTTTAAATGTAAGCATGTAGTCTGCAAGACCTGGGCGAACTATAGTACTATCTTTTTTAGTTGTGCCATGCATTAACTGTCTGTTTTTAGTGCGTATGGCTGCTGTTTTTGGGTCTTTACGTATCATATTTTCAGCGTGAAAATGAAAACCTTTATCTTGAAACATGCGTATCAAATCGCCCCTAAAATCTACTATTGAATAATACCCATCACGCCCCAATAAGGTAGTAGATTGCATCATGTGTATAGTACACAACCTACCTTCTTTTATTACCCTAAATAGTTGCTCAACTAAAAATGAAAAGTGAGTTAAAAACTCCGAGTTGTTTTTTACGTTACTCATATCCCTTTCATCATTAGAAAATACATACATTGCTCCAAATGGCGGACTAAAAAATGAATAGTCTATACTGTTTGTAGGTAGCTTTTTAGCTTCTTCGACACAATCGCCCATTATTAGCTTGTATCTGTCTGTAGCTACTTTCTTAGATACGTATTCTACGTTTGAGTGTAGTACGTTGCTCATTATAGCTTCTCTCATTTCTGTTTGCATCTGAATGAATTTAGCTTCTTTCTCTTCGATGCTGTTTATTACGTTTTGCATTGTATCGGTTGTGATTAAGTAAATGTTTACGTTTTCTTTTTGTCCAAATCTGTATGACCTTCTGATTGATTGGTATAGGCTTTCAAAACTAAAGTCTAATGATGCAAATACCTGATTATGGCAATTTTGATAGTTTAGCCCAAACTGCCCAATCTTTGATTTTGTTATTAGTACCCTAAATGCGTTATCTGCAAAACTTAGTAGGTGTTTCTTTTTAAAGTCGTTGCTATCAGCTCCACTAACTTCTATTGCATCAGGTATTAATTTTCTTAGCAGTTCGCCCTCTTCGTTGTGCTTAATCCAAATAATAAACTGTTCTTTACTTGCGTTTACTATGGCTGCTACTTCATCCATTCTTTCAACCTTAGTTAGTCGCAATTCACCATTAAACTCTGTAGCTGATACCGATACTGAATTAAACAAACTGCCATTATCCCTTTTATCTGTTATTACTTTTTTATCGTGGTATATTAGTTTTGGCAGGTTGTAACCGTAATCATCAAAACCAATATCAGACGGTTTACTAATCATTAAAGCCCAACTACTTATCCATCTGTAAAACTGTTTAATAGCGTGTTTTTTAAGTCTGTATTTTTCACCGTTAAGTATGTTTTTATCAGTAGTGAAAAACATAGCCCGCATGTCTTGCGATGTCATTACCTGTAAAAATTCAGCATGATTACCTATTTCTAGTTCGTCATTAGGTGAAGGTGTAGCGGTACAAGCTAACTTGTATGGTGTGTTATAAAATAGCTCTATTACTTGCTGTTTAATAGCCCCTGAATAGTTTTTCAATATGCTACTTTCATCAAGTACTACACCTGAAAATATAGAGCAATCAATATTATCAAGTTGCTCGTAATTGGAAATGTAAATAGCTGCATCATTTGCCCCCAAAAAGTATTCTTTAACTTCAATTCCTATCTTTTGCCCCTCTTGTATTGTTTGCCCTACAACCGCCAATGGTGCAAGTATTAACACTGGTTTGTTAGTGTGTTTTACCACCTCATTAGCCCATGTTATTTGCTGTCTTGTTTTACCTAATCCGCAATCCTCAAATAGTGCGTATCTACCTTTTTTTAATGCTAACTGTACGCAATGTTGTTGAAATGGATATAACCACTCCCAACCGCCCACATGGTCAAAACCTGTTTCGATTATTCGTTTCTCTTTGGTTTGTAAAAACTGTTCGTAAGTCATTGTTTTTTTTGGTTTGTTAGTGAAAAAATATTAAATCTGATTGCGGTTGTTTAACTTTTGCTGCTTTGTTCGGGCTTTGTCGCTGCTTTGTGTTGGCTTGTTCCTGACTTTGTTTGTATCGTTGGTTATACCTTGTAATCGCATTTTCAACCTCATCAGGGTACACTAATATACTTGTCTTACTGTCTATTACCACACGTACTTTTTTCGGTCTGTTTTGTTCCTTTATAACTAACTTTTCGGGCTTTGCAATCCTCTCTAATGCTTTATCTTTTGCCCTTAGCGTAGCATCCATTGTCTGCACTACTTTTTTGGGTGCTGGTAATTTAGGTAATGGCTTAGCTTTTGGTTGTGGTTCGTCAAAATCTCGGTACTTTAATTTGCCGTTGTGCGTCATCATTTTATTATTTCTATACGGCAAAGTGTCTGCAAACTTATACAATGTTTTGATTTTTTTATAGTGACCGTCACCAATGTACAATAAAACATGATACGCATTACGTGCTACTTTTACTTTAACGTGTCCTATTGGTAGCGGTTGTTTCGGTCTTGTATGCTGTTTCTGCTGCTTACCTTTCTTTGCCTTAATCTGCATTGCCCTACTTTGTTCTACTGTTATCGGTGCTGGTGGTGTGTATGTGTATTTTTTTCGGTGTTCGTGTCGGTGTGGTCTTAGTACTTCGTAGTCCGTACTCTCCATTATCTTGCGGTATCTGATTTCGTTTTCGTGCAATTTGTAAAGTGAAAACATACCGTACTCACGCTTTATCTTGGTATGCCCTACCTCACCTGCTATTATCTCGTTACGCCTCTGCATGTTGTTGTAATTTTAGTTGTTCGTTAAATATTTCTTGCAGCACATTTGTTACCTCAGCTACATTTTTCACACCGCCTATGAAGTCAAGTAATAACCCTATATCTTCTATCCGTTCGCTGGTAAAATCATCTTCTATTGTGTGCCAACTTTCACTCGTACCAATCAACTTTAATTCTGTTTTCACTATACCGATTGCGCTAATTTGCCTACGTATTGCTTTCTTTAAGTCCTCAGTATCTTTTCTGTTATCCCCTACACAATATGGGTTATTTAGTATAGCATCTAGTGTAACTCCTGTAATTGTATTAAGGTATAGTAATCTTCTAAGGTCGTTCATTAAGTCCTCGAATGCTATTTCAGCGTATGATTTTTGGTTTGTCATTTTATTAAATTTAATTGTGTGTTTATTGCTGC